ACATCATCAGGCAATTCAACAATTGATCCTTTTTCAATACGACCACCGTACGCTATAGCACAAAGTGTTTTGTATTTACGCATAAATCAAAGAACTAAGATGCTGATGTCTTGATAACGACAGCCGCAGTTGGAAGTCCGATTGCGATTGCGTGATCATGTGTAACACGGATAGCCTTTTGGTTAGCCGCAAACACGTTTTTACCACCAACAGTTGCACTGTCTGACTGTGCTACAGTCATTGAACCACGATCACCAATGATCAATGCTTTTGCAAGGTTTGCAAATACACCGAATTTAGTTGATACAGCAGTTTGTGCGTTTGTAGGAAGCTGATCAGTAGTGAACACTGGGAAGTTCCACATTTCACCTGCTGGCTGAATTCCCTCTTTTTTGAAGTTCATCGCCACGATACCACCGTTAGCACCTACAACGTAAGCACCCGCAGTATCTTTTTTCTGTCGGATTTTAGCCCAAACAGTTCGGTTAAAGTAGAAAGCCGCACCGTTCAATAGACTTTCAGGCATTTGTGCAATCACGTCTGATGCATCGTCCATGTCAAATTCTGCGAATGTGTCATGTCCAGTCGGAAGTGTGTACACAGTAACATCAGTTGATCCCAAAAGACCAACGAATGGTGAACCTGCAAATGTTCCACCCTTGAACCCTTCTTTGTCGAGTTTCACTGATAGACCTTCTGCGATCAATCCGATCAACCAGTCTGTAAGGTTTACAGATGTGTTGTTCAACATTGTGTTTGAAACACGAATGAGAACCATCCATGTTTTCGCAACAAGTTTTGCATCGCCAAATGTTACAGTGCTTTCAGTACCCTCTGTGTCCTCACCAACGTATGATCCCTCGAGATCAGCTCCAGTGTAACGTGGAACGTCCATTGATGTAGTACCCATAGGCATACGCATTGCATCACGAGCAACGATACCTGCTGAAGCCGCTACACGGAGAATTCCGTTGTAAAGTTCAGTAGGAATAAGGTATCCACCCGCTTCATCAGATGATGAAAGGATAGCCGCCTTTGCCTGTCCATTAAATAGCTTGCCGTTTGCGATGTTCTTGAAGTCCTCCGCAAGAGCAAGTTTCTGTTCATCAGAAATACCTGATGCATCAGATCCATAAAGGGCACGATCAACACGCATTTTTGATACGATACCTTTTACAGTTTCAGAAACCTGTGCTGACACTACGTCACCAAGGTTGTCTTTGATTGACTGATCAACGATTGATTTCATTTCGTTCATCAGTAATTCTTTTGTTTTTTCGTCCATATGTTTATATGTTAGATTAAACCTAATAATAATTTGCAAGACTATACCAACCTGTTAGGTTGTGCAGGGCGAACATCAGTGTACTTTTCAGCATTTTGTTTGCTTGTTTTTAGTACATCATTCAATACGCCTGCAAGGGATTGAACCCCCTTTCGCAATGTGAGGAAGTCTTGCACAGCCTCAACATCAGCGTTTTTTCCAAGCACGCCATCAGTATCATCAATCGCTTTTGCATCAGTTGTTTCCGATGCATCAGCAATTGACAACACCTCTTCAAGTGCGGAAATTGCGCCAACAATCTTGTCACGGTTTGCCGTTGATAATACACGACCCGCTTTGACTGTGCGAACATGCTTTGATTTTACCTCATCAAAGTCACGTTCAGCAACAAGTCGGCTTTCAGGTTGTGTAGCACCGCCGAGCAATGCAACAAATTCTGCTTTCAATGTTTCAAAATCCTCAACTGGTGTTTCATCATCAAAATATACGTCACAGAATGCCCAATATAATTTGTCCAATTGTGCGAATTTTTCCCATTTCAATTTGCGCATGTCCTGTTCAGCAACAGTATCAGCGATTGCACCTTTTTCCTCTGTTTCAGTTTCCTGCACTGATGCAGTATCATCAACAGTTTCAGTGGTGTCAGTTTCAACAACTTCATCAACTGGTTTTTCCTCCGCAGGAGTTATTTCAGCATCATCAGGCTTTTCAATTTCATCATTGTTGATGTCATCACCTGTTTTTGTTTCCTCAATAACGACACCTTTTGCAACCAATTCAGCAACATTGAAACCTGATTTGCCCAATGCTAATGCATAAGGGTTTGCAGGGATTGAAACAAATGACCATTCAAGCAATTCTGATTTTGTGATCACATTGCCATTGTGTTCAAGCGGAATGAAACCAATTGACGATGTTTTCAACATTCCCGCATCGTACAATTGTCGCAATGTTTGTGCGAATTCGTGAGGGGCAAAACGTCCTTTTGCAACTGTTTGCACTTGTGATCCGACAACCCGTGTATAAATTTCATCAGTGACACCTACTGGAATTTGATTGTGATTGTGACCCCAAAGCACAACAGGGTTTGTCATGTAGTTTGTAAAGTCGATACCTTTTTGATCAACGATTTCACCGTGTCGATCTATATTGTCGGTTGAAATAACCATTTCAAATGTACCCGTGTCAGTAGCATCGTTCACGGATTTGATGAATGTTTGAAATTCAGGTGATGCAAATTTCGCAAGCATGTCCTTTGCGATTTGATCAGTGAGTTTTTTTGCAGTGTCATTGTCCATATGTTTATTGTAGCACTTTTTCAATATATAGTGCAATAGTTAATGGTTGCTAATAATGGTCTCGGTGTCTGCTCTTTCCTTATCATACCATTTTGTGGCGAAAAAACTAGAAATAAGGAACGGTAAGGATAATAATATCAGTAGTCTAATCCAAAAAAGTATTTTATTTGTTTTCATATATTGGATTTGTTACAACATGACATTTCTCTGATGGGCATATAATTTGTATGCTGTTCACAGTATCATCAACAATCCGTGAAATTTCATTTTTCCCGAAGTAATACAACATCGGTGCGATACCTGTGATGATGACCCAAAGCAGTCCTAGCCCCCATACAACCGCTTTTCGCCACCATTCAAGCTCATTTACTCGACCATTTGTTTTTGTAGCCTGTTCCCGTGTGGCTTTCACATCGACACGGATTTCGTTCAAGGTTTCTTTCATTTCATTCCCTAATTCCTTGATTTTTTCGTGTATGACCATGAAGTTTGTCTCTAATTCACGGTTGCTATAATCATTTCGTGGTTTTTCGTCCATAAGCCTATCCAAAATAAATGAATGTATTGCCACCCCCTCCGACCTGTGCAGGGATTTCAACAACATCAATTCCTGATGATGATCCACCCTCTGACAAAACATCAACCAAAACACCAACATTGCCCCTGTTCATTTCAAGGATCATTTGTTGGTTGTCGCCATTATTGAAATTGATGTCTTGTAATGCCATAACTATTCAGTGTATGTGTCACCACCAACAGCAATAAACCGTGCCTCAAATTTTGAGTACGGTTTTTTGTCCGTGTCCTCGACCTGATAGACCGTGATGAGTTCATTTTCCTCATATGTGCCTGTATCATCAAGCACAGCGAGTTCAGGGTTTTCGGGAACAATTTGATCCTTTGTTATTTTTACCTTTGCCATATGCTAGTTGAGCGTGAGCAATGCACGCACTTTGATGTTATCTGCTAATGATGAGGGAGTGTAACGCAAATATGTGTTTTCATTTCCCTTGTCGGTATTGTTCCATGATGACCAGTTTGACCCATTGTCAGTTGATCGTTCAAAAGTACCAGTTGGCGATGCTGTATTGTCATCAACCAACAATCCGCCTGTTTCCGCATTGTATAATCTGACACGCAATGCGGGTACAGTTGATCCAAATGCAGTTGAGAAACGCCATGCAAAGTGTTTGTTTGATATTGATGACAATCCTACTGATGGTTGATAATTTGAAAGGGTAGACAAATCCTCATACACAACAGCAACAGAATAAATACGGTTTGGAATTCCGAAACCAATTGTGATTGTTTGGAATTCAAACATGAATTGAATTGATGATGCTGATGAAATACCTGACAAATCACCTCGTTGATTGAGTAAAGTCCATGCACCACTGTTGTCACTGATACCTGATGTTCGGTAATACACACGGAATGGCTCGGGAGCAATATCAAGTGCGTTTTGCCCTATAAATTCCAAATCTTGAACATATAAACGGCTGAACGATGAACAATTTGGTGTTGCAAATTCAGGTGAAATTGCACGTTGCAATGTTGATGATGCAAAATCCCAGTGAGCACCAAACGGGATTGCATACATGTGGTGGTTTGTTGCAACAAGACCACCATATCGGATCAAGTGTGTGATACCGTTTTCTGACCATGCACTGAATGCAAGTGACAATGTATTCAAAGGAACAGGCGTGCTGTCATTTGATGCAGTTGATTGATCAATCTGTTTCATGTCCATACCCCAGTTATAATCAAACTGATCACCTGATGTTGTCGGGTATCGTGTGATGTATGATTTCCCCGAACCTGCACCCGTTGTTGTCACGATAAAACGATCAATGCTGTCCATGTATTCAATACATGCAAGCAATGATGTTGCGGTGAATGTTGCAGTTGATCCTGCTGGCACTTCTGTTCTGTTGTCAGCCTGCCATGTGATGTTTCCTGCTGTAATATCAGAAACCTTTGCACGATACAAACGGGTTGTTGTTACGAAATAGATTGATTTTACACCTGAACCTGCACCGTGTGATGTTGTTGCAATACGGCCATTGTTTGTTTGTGAACATGTACCAGTCACAGCTTGTGTACCAGTGATGACAATGTTTGATCCAGTCAATGTCATTTTACCTGATGCAATTGTGTCATTTGCACGCAAATTGTATTTGTAAACAATGACTGATGTTGTACCGTTCAAAACATATGCATCATGTTGTGATGTTGATGTTTGTGTGTCCAACATTAAACCTGCACCGACTGTGTTTGTGACAGTAGCCGCATCTGCAAGCCAATACACCAGTTTTAGGTTGTCCACTGTTGATGCTGATGCTGAAATTGTTGTACCAGCAGGCATAAAATCATTGAAGTTCACACCTTTTGCAACAAACAATCCACCGTTTGTTGTTGTCGCATTTGTTGTAACCAACATCGGGCGCAATTCCTCGATCACATATGCCGTACCACCTGCAATTGTTCCTGCTGAAGTTGAAAGTGTGATACCTGTATCAGATCCTATTGCAGAAATAACATACCATTGAGAAACCTGTGTCGGATCAGTTGTGCCGAAACCAATACGCGCACCAACTGCAATACGTTCAGATTGAAAACCAGTTCCCGATCCAGTCACTGCGGTTCCTGATGCACTAACTGTTCCAGTAGTGTGCAAATATCGTGCCATGCAGAAACCACGAATGGTGTGAGCAGTTGCAGTTTGCAATGTCATCGTGATAAATCCTTTGTAATTGTACGCTGATGTGACTTTGTTGTATTCATAACAAACAATACGGCGGGTTGCTGAAGCAGCTACACTGTTTTCAGGTGCAAACACCCAGTCAATTGTTGATGAAAATGTTATTGCATGCGGGTACAAAAGGGGAATTGCTGTGCTTTCCTCCATAGGGCGTGCCAATGCAATCGGGTTTGGGCCGATATAGTTTTGTTCAGGTGAAACACCTGACATTTGACGGATCAATGTACCCAAAGACCACTTCGCTTTGTCATATGATGCGATAGGTGTTGATGTAACTGATGCTAATTGTTCAACTGCGATTTTTGACATAAATGTTGATGATTAAATTATAGCAAACTATGCGACTTCCTCATAGTCTACATTGATAATGATGTTGTCAGTTGCATTTGTAAGTGCAAGATCAAGCGGTTCATCAATTTCTAAGTCATAATGAAACGCAATCATGTTTTGTCCGTACATACCACCCGCTTTGACATTTGCATATTGTTCAAATGGTATTCCTGACTTATTAAATGAAACAATATCTGCATTTCCAACACATGTGAAACGTAATGCATATATACGCAATCGTTTTCCTGATGACGGTGTGATCAGTGTACTATCACTTGAAAAACTACCAGTGAATTTTGATACGTTTCTCGGTTGTGATGCATTCACAGCATCATAAATTGATGACAACAATGATGTTTGTGATTGTGCCTCTGCTTTGATCAACAATTGTGTCACTTCTTTGTTCAATGTTGAAACGTCAGTTGATCCACCTGACCCTGATGATCCTCCACGATTTCCTGAAACCTGAACAAATGTATTTCCATTGTTTGCCCCGATGTCTTTCAATGAAATAGGGCGACCCGTTTTGCTATCAACAATCACAACCATTTGAGGTGTCGTGTAGTGTTCTTTTGCAGGCATTACACGGAAAACCTTTTGTGCATATTTGTTCAAGAATTCAAACAATCCCTGAAATGCGATATTGATTACACCACCGAATGCTGACCAATCAATATCTGATTTCACATTCCCTTTCACTTCAACAGTGTTTGAAACTTCAATTGATTTTGGTGCAGGTGTTGGATCTTTGTACCATTTCGGACGTTGTGTTTGTACAACCTCAATTGATTTTGGCATCACTGTTTTGTGCTTTTCAATTGCCTTTGAAACTTCTGCCAATGCTTTGTCCAAATTATCAACCGTAACATGCTTTTCAATCTTTGTGAGCAATTGTGTTGCCATTTTTTCATTGATTGAACGCAACACCAAATCAAACTTTTTTTCTAAACGCACAAAATCCGCATTGCTTTCGCCTTGCGATTTTTGTTTTTTGTCTTTTAGCAGTTTGATGACTTGATCCTGCAAAAGTTGTTTTTTTGTTTTTGTTTCGTTTGTTTTCATATGCTATTGCAACTCATTCACCAGTGTTTCAAGGAATTCAAGATCGTCATCAACTCCTTTTTCAGTGGTATCTGTGTTTTCATTATCCTTTCGTGATACGACCGCATTTGTGAAACATCGACAATTCACATGTAATGGTGGATCAATGATGTCACCAAATCCGACCTTGAATGTACCACCGTCAGCACCTTGTACAGTTTCACCGTCATCAAAGAATGTGTCATCAATACCAACTGTTTTGCCGTTCATAGGCCCACAATACTCACACACCATTTCGTCCTCTGCTGTATGCCATTTCACTTCTGACACAACACCTGATTGACGGTACGCCTCACGAGCTGATGCATTTGCGGTTGCAAACACAGTTGTTCGAGCTACCTGTTCAGCACGGTATTTTGATGTCAAATCGAACACATCAGCAACACGGTTTGTCAATTTTGCTAATCCCTCACCGTTTGCAACACCCTCACCCAATGTATTGTTCAACAATTTCAATGTGGTTGATGTGTATGATTGTGCTGTCATATTCAACATTGTTTTGATGCGATCCTGAATTGATGCATTGTTCGGATTGAATGGATCAGTCGTATTCAAACGATCAGCTTGTGCTTGACCCTCTGTTTGCATAAGTTCCTGCAATACAGGGATTGTGATACCAACAAACAAATCAGCAACAGCAGTTTCGTCAAACAATGCTTTGAATGATGCATCAAATGACTTTTTGCCTTTGATTGATTTTTCAAATGTTTCTAGGTTATCAAGTACCTGTGCTTTCACCAATTGATCATGCTTTTCAACAGCACCAACAAATTTGCTTTCAAATGGTGTGACACGGGTGATGAATTGCTTGTGTACGATTTCATCAATCTGTTCAGTTGTCATTGTTTTGTCGATTGCCTCAACCAATGATTTTGCTACACGATCCAATGCATTGTCATGCTTTTCAAATTTCTTGATGTGATGCGGTTTCACAGTCTTTTGTGTGATTGTATTGCCTGATGCTTTCACTGGTTCTTTGACTGGTGTACCAATCGGCACAGTTGCAAATGATCCGTACACACTGTCACCGTTCATGATAGGTGGCAACCCAATTTCAGCACGCACTTCATTGATTGATTGATATGATTGACCACCCAATGCAATTTGTCGTCTACGCAAATCCATTTCCTCGTTTTCAGGCACAAAGTCCTCATAGTCGAAATATAGGTTTTCAGCACCTTTGAATGACGGCAAATATTGTTCGTTGAATATTGCAACGATACGTTCAACCTTTGGTTTTACAGTAAACGCAAGGAATACATAATTTTTTGCCTCGGCATCGGCACGACTTGTTCCAATTTCAGAAATACCAACAACTGATTTTGGCACACCAAATGCTGACAGAATTTTGTCACGGAAACGGTTGTCGGCCTCGCTGAATTCCATGTCACGCGGGTTTGATCCTTGTCCTGATAATTTCACGCCCTTTGGTAAGAATGCAGGACGGTGTGCGTTTGATGCACCAGTGAACCGCATGTCATATCCAAGTTTTGCCAAATCCAATTGATCCTGTGACACGGCCTCGGTTTCAAAAAATACTGACGGTGATGATCCGTTTTCAAAAAATACTCGGTTCCATTCAGTAGCCGCATTATCAACATCAACCCATTCAGCAATATGTGACAAAGTACCCGCACCAACAAAAGGTGACAACGGGTTTGGATATTTCAAATGAATAATGTCATCAATGTTTTTTGTTGTTGTCCCTGCTTTGGTTGTGATTTTGTACCCGATCGGTTCAAATCCCTCCTTGTCCATAACCAATGAAATGTTTTGTGGCGGGATAGGCAATAGTTTTGTCGGGTTTGTTGGTTGATCTTTCATCAAATATGCATTCCCTGTCAATTCAAGGTGTGCAACAACCAAATACAAAAAGTCACGCCCCGTCATGAAATTGTTTGGTTTGTCTAATAGCAATGATGCCTGATGATCAATGATGATTTCATCGTCACCCGTTTTGTTGTATTTTCGCACACGGAAATTGACACCTGAAATGGTATCTGAAAGTTTATCTACACACACATATACCCAGTTTTTATGGTTCGCCATCAAATTTGATGTTGATGTATTGTTTGCAAGTGATGTACCGTTTACACCACCAGTGATTGAACGCCAAGAGCTGTCCTCGGGGTTCAATGCTTTTGCAATTGCTTTTCGCAGTTTGTTGAACATAGTTAGTTGAAATTATTTGCAGGGCTAATAATAATCAAATTATAGCAAAAAAGAAAAAACAACGCTATGCCTAGCCCCAAAGAATAGTCAAGTTGTTTCCCTCTGACGGTTGTGCAAATGCTAATGATAATGCATCACCGATGTTTGGCGATGATACACCTCGCCGTTTCATTTCCTCCTTGCTTTCAAGTTGTAATTTTCCGTTTGATAAGATTTTATATTTTGGTTTTGCAAGTTCATACCACCCCTCATGCTTTTCCAGTATCGCATCACGCAACCATAAACGCATCAAATCCCACGCCTCGGCACGCATGTTTCCATAATGTTCATGATCAACTGCCTGAACAGCAACATTGACCCCAAATACACGGCTTGCAACCTTTGGTTGTTCTTTTAGGCGATCATATATACCCGCACCTAATCCGATAATATCAATACGCCCTTGTGCTTTCGGGTATTTTTCAAGATACTGCACCATTTTCCCTGCCAATGTCATCAAGTCTGATGATTGTATTTCCTCCAATACGATTGCATAGTTTCCTTTTTTATAAACAAAAGCGGCTGTGTCGCCACCATAACGAGCGGGATCAAGCAACACCATTTCATCAACACCATACAATTCACGTTCCGCATCAATGGCATTTTCAACATGATCAACTGTGATCAATGTATCACTTTCATGTCGTGGAAATTCACCCAATACACGAACACGGTATATATCACTTTCCTCACCGTATTTTGATTTCATTTCAAGTACCCATTCCCATGTTGCCAATCCTGTGATAATCGGCATTTTTCTTTTCACGTTTGGAATATCAAATGCGGAAATGTGTATTTTGTTGTATAGGGGATCTTTGAATGATTGTGCAAAATCACCAGTGTTACGGGTAGGGTTTCCAATCAATACCAAACGAACGGTTGCACCTCCTGCCATTGCACCCTCGATTGCTTCAAATACACGGGGGTGTACTCCTGATGCCTCATCAACAATCACCAACATGTTTTGTGCATGCCAACCTTGGAAACTCTCCATTGCACCGTCACCGTCTTTTGTACTGAAACCCAATGCAAACCAGTCCTCATCAATCGACAATGCTGTTTTCAATAATTTCCCACCAAGTTTGATTTTTGCTGTTTTGTGAGCACGGCGTAGGTTTCGCCAAAATTGATTTTCAACTTGTCGGTGTGTAGGTGCTGTATTGATCACCAATGAATGCGGAAACGTGAACAAAAACCATAATGCAATGCGTGAAATTGACCATGTTTTACCTGCCGAGTTGCATGAACGGATTGATGTACGGCGATGATGTTTGATACTTTCAACAATTTCATGCTGTTTTTCCCACATTGTAATACCCAAAACACCCTCAAAAAATGTTTCAGGCTTTGTGTACCATGTTGTTTGTAGTGATGACGTTTCCTCGTAACTCAATCGGTTAGTCGGTACGTTCTGTGTTTCCAGTGTCGTTTGCATGTGGTTGTTGTGGTTTTTGTGCAAGCCCTGCCCGCAATATGTCAGCAAGGGTTTCACCTGCTTCATGTTTTACATCGAGTTTGTCAGACCAACCCTCGATGACTTTCAAAAAGTTTTCACGATCCTTGTATGCTTTGCTATCTGATTTCATTGCATTGTTATACATCGACAATATGACGTTTTTCGACAACCGTTTTGCCCATACACGAATATCAGCAAGGGTATCACGTTTGTTGATCAATTTGTTCCAGTCAGTAAGAGTATCAGGGGAAACATTGAAATGTCTTGCAAAATCACCCTGTGTTCGTAGTTTTGCCAATTCAATCAATATCGGATCATCAATGCGTAACTGTTCAAGCACCTCATCAACCGTTCCTTTGTTTGGTGAAATGATCATCGGTGGCAATGATTTCCAAATGCAGTACATGTCAAATTCACGCTGTAATACGAGCGTGTCATTTTTTGATGTGTTTGTGTTGTTCCGGACTTTATCGGAGTTTGTCATATTTGAATTATAGCAATATACAGTGCATATGTAAACAAAAACACCCCTATTCGGGGCATTTTGTTGATTGTTGATCATTGAACAGTATTTTATTGATGATGTCCTCTGTTTTACTTGCTTGCAAATGTGATATTCCTACATAAAAGTCACAATCATTTTCAAGTTCCTTTTCCCTGATAGGCCTATGGTTTGAAAAGCGGATTTTGTACACAATATCGTTTTTGATGATGAATACATATTTTGAAACGCCTGCCTGATATAGTTTCACCTGATACCCGTGTTCAAGCATTGTTTTCATGAAAAAGTAGTATTTCGGCGGTTTATATCGTGGATCATATGTTTCAATCCATGTGTTCAATAATTCAATGCGTATATTGCGGGCTTTGTGAATGTTTTTTTTGAATGGCTTATATTCCATAAAATGTGAATAATCCTTGATTGATCATATGTTTTTCTCGGCAACCAATTTGCGATGTTCGATCACCCGTTTAATACGCCAATAAAATGTTTTCAAATCACTGTCAATGATGTCATTTGGTGTCACTCCATGCCTGATACGGTATGAAAAGTATTTTGCACCTGATTTTCCAACAACCTGTTTTCGTTCAAACAATAAAGGGTTTTTGTTCCATAATTCCGACATGCGGGCTGATACTTCATAAGAAATAAACCCCCACAATCCAATTTCATCTGCATATACTTCCCCGATGAGTTGCCATATAGGTATGAATTCATCTGGTTTACTGATTTTATTTTTGTACAGTTGATAAAAGATTGCTTGTTTTTGTGTGATTTTGTTACGCATATTATTCAATAGTGACATTCAATTCTGTACCATCATCTAAGATTAGCTTTGCTTTTTTACCTGATAGTGTTGGTTGGATTTTGCGGATATGTGTATAATAATTTATATCAAATTTTTCTCCATTTTTAAATTCTTCTCTATGATAATCTGTTACACAAATTATTGGGTCTTTTGCATTTTTAATATATCCAACAAATATTCTTTTGTACAAATAACCACTATTACTCACCTCTACCTCTTCACCATAGGAGTATTCTACTCCGTCTATAATGTATTTATCGTTCATAATTTTAATAATTCTTTTTTTTCCTGAGTTAATAAATATGTATCAAGTGCTGCAAAGTTAGGTAATTTTAATACTTTTTCATCCACCGAAACTATTAACCAACCGTCCATATATCCTTGAAACATAACTTTAAAACCTTTGTAATTTATGTATTGCATATATTTATTTAGTATTATTTATATTAAAAGATATATCAGTAATATTAAAATCATCACCGTGTGATAGTACTTTTTCTTCTACTCTGTATACTTCTTTATTTTCATAAATATTCCCACAATGAACTATATCTAAATACTTGCTATCAATAAAGTCACCTAGGTTTACACCACCTATTTTAAAACACCCGTCTTCAAACACTACACAATGAAACTCGTAAGTACCTAATGCTTGTGCTGTCTCATTTTTTTCATCATAATCTTTATCTTTTAATAGAATTACATCGTGTTCATATATTTCTTCGCCGTTTTTACTTTTAAAACCTGTGTAAAACATAACATCATTACTTGTTTCAATTACACTATTTTCTCTCCAACATGCTGTACCGCCCTGCATAATTGATGTTGGGAAAATCATTTCCTCACCATTCCATGCTCTGAATTTAATCTCCCTCATATATTTATTCAATAGCGCAGTCAGTCACATGATAGTCCTTTGGTTCAGCACCTGAAAACTGTGGATCAGGGAATGAACAAGGTACTTTTTTGTTTTCAATGAATTTGATGCCAAGTGAAATGATGATGCAAATACCAACAATGGTGAATGCGATCATCAAACTATTTAGGCGTTCCTTGAATGTTGTCATAGCTGTTCTGCTTTTGATAGATTATAATTTCGACATTTTTGCGACCCAAATTGATCGCTTGTTGTGTTTCAGGTACCCAAACATCAAAATAATTTCCTTGTCGGTATCGTTCATGCATTCTGTCATTGCATTTGTAACGAATACCTTGAATTTCAACAATTGTTCCGAATTTGTACCTGATCGGGCATGCGATTGTGCCTTGCCCTACTGTGTCACCATTTGCTGTGATGAATGGTGTGTCATCAGTTTGTCCGACCTCCGATGAATACATCGTGACCTGACCGTTTAAGCGTTCGCTGATAATGAGT